TAATCGCTGTATTTGAAAGATCAGATGCTTCACTAACTGCACTCGCTGAAACTGTTGGATAAATCGGCACTTCTACTGATTTTCCACCACCCGCAATAGTATAGTTTCTAACTAAACCTTTCATTATTGATTGCTCACTAGCTGTGAACATAGCTTCTGCAACTATCTCGGTATATAGTTCCGAAATGGTTGAACTGGTAGTTTCGTTTGCCATTTAAGACTCCTTTAAAAAATTATAATTTTGAATTAATCACATAAGGTTGAGATTTTTTATTTTTCCTATATTCTCTATAGGCTTCCCTATCTTTTGGATTATTCATATCTAAATCACTCAAATTTAAAGGCTTGTTGAGTTCTGACCTATCCACATTTGACACCGAGCCAGAACCACTAGGGGTGGCACTAACAAAGTGAGGGTTTTGTGTTAAGAACTCTTGTACTAATTCGTCTGTACTTAAAAGTTCACCCAATTTATTGTATCTCGCAATTCCATTTTTATCAAGTATTTCTACATTACCTGTTTCATTTAGCTTAATATTGTCTTTTAAAAGTTCAACAACTTGATCTGGATTAATAGCTTTATTCTTTGATGCTGACGATAATAAAGATTTATTTATCTTAATGTCTTTTAGCTGATTTTCTAAATTTGTTTTTTCTTTGTTAAATTCTTGGGTTCTTGTTTTAAGTATTTCCTCAAACTCACCCTTTTGAATACGTTGCTTTTCTTCTAAATCTTTTTGTGTTTTAACAGCAGTTATAGCTATATCTAAATCTTCAACACCTAGTTTCTTATACATAGAACCTCTTTCTTTGGCTAATCGTCTTTCAACAATATTATTAACCTCATCTTGTGTAAATGTTTGTGTTGGTGTTTCTTGTGCCTGTATTACATCTTCTTTTGTTTCAACAGTTTGTTCTGTTTGATTTTCTTCCATTTAAACCTCCATATTGGTAGTATCTTTATAACAAATTTATTTAAAAAATGCTAGAAGTCTTAATTATCTGGCTCAACCCAATCATAATTACCCTCTTTTTGTGCTATTTCTGGTAATCTTAAAGATAACCCCTCAAGCAACCAAGCAAAATTACGTTCTTCATTTTCTGTTATATTTTTTTCAATTTCTTTAAATCTTTTATAATCTTGTAAAGTCAAATCTCTTGATAGTCCTAATATTTCGCTTGCTTCGTTAAATAACTTGCTCATAACACTTTTTCCTCTAAGAATTTTAAAAAATTAGGGTCTACTAACTCTGTTTTGCCTGTTTCGTATAAACTAAAATTTTCCGCAAACCATTCATATTTATTTTGTTCAGCATATCTCGTGGCACTACCTCCTCTAAATCTTCTTAATTTCTTTAGTTCTGTTTCAACTGGTGGCAAATAATAATCACCCGCATTTTTTACAAATTTTTGTTGATGAATATGATGCCCAAACTCATGATAAAAAGTAGTTCTTATTTTATCTAATTTATCTTCAAAAAATGAATCTGCTGTAAATGGTCTATCAAAAAGACTATCTCCCTTTTTCCATTTTGTAACCTCTGTTCCAGTTCTTTCTAAAATGTTAAATCTTACATTTAAATTTAAAACACCATCACCCATAGATGCTATGTGACCTTTTTCAGCATTAATACCCCTTAATTTTGGAACATCATATTTTATAGCTAATTCATCAAGTTCTTGCATTAATGCTTCTACAACTCCATAATCTTTTTCAGACCATTTAAAATCTCTTTTTTGTCCAGAACTGTCTTTAAATTCAGCAACAACAATAGGCTCATTGTTTCTCCTACGTTCAAGACTTTCGTTATATTTTAAAACTTCTTTACCATTTCCATCTCTTGGGTATCTTTCATCTTTGGCATTTTCTTTAAATTGTTTATTTAATTTATTAGTCAAAAATCCAATAGAAACTGGCTTTATATCATCAAGTTTTATTTTATTAGTTAAAGAACTAGAATTTACTACATTTAGTGTTTCATCAAATGCTTCTTCTTCTGTTGGTACTTCATCTACTGTTTCTTCACCCCATGAGGGGTCTGTGGGTATCCAAGTATGTCTGCACCTATAACCACCCCTTACAATAAATGGGTCACCTGTGGACTTTCCTTGCCATGCTCTATTGTTCCACATATCCCTTATTTGTTCTTCTGTAAGTGTCCTGTTAAGCATTTCAATGCAAAATGGTCTACTATCCCTTACTAATGTTCCTGTATATGTGAAATGATTTAATCCAGATGCTTTAGCTTTAGCTACTGTGAATTGTCCATGAAACTGCATAACACTATCGTGTGCTATTTGACTTGCATAACGTCTTAGGTTGTTTCCCGCCCTATCACTTGCATATTGGGTATGTAATTTTCTAACCGCATCTTCTACCTGTGCTTTTTTGGCAGTATCAAATTTATTCTCGTTAATAAAATCAACTAATTCATTTATCTCACGAGTATTTGACGTTTTATAAACCCCATTAATATGTGATTTGATATTACTAACCATATCGTTAAAAGGTCTACCCGCTATTGTACTTTGGTAAACTTCATCATTAATAACTTTTAAAAATCGTTCAGCTATATCTTCAAACCCGCTAAATGATTGTGTTTTCAAGGCATTGATTGTGGATAAGTCTATATCTGTTAGGTTCTTGAACTTGTTAGGAATAGGCATTTTCCCAAAAGTATCTAATACTTCTTTTGCTATTTTATTATATTCTTCATTAATTATTAGATCAGCTTCATTTAAAAATGTATTTTGTATTATTGTTCTTAGTCTGGGTTGTAATTGTATAGCTAATCTTTGTGATACTAATTGCCCTTTTGTTGCTCTAGTTACTTCATTAATAACATCATTCTCTAAAGTATATAGAACATTTATTATGCGTTCTTCATGCTGATCTGCTAATTTTTCTAAAATTCTCGACATATTTTATAATGGAAAGTCTTTTTTCCATGCCCTAATAGACCAATAAGCGGGTGAAAGTGTTTTTTGTCCTTTAACCTCTTTTAGAACTCCACCCATTCTAGCTAAAAAACTCTTTTGTCTTGCGGGTATGTTTTTCTTTATAGACATTCCTCTAGCACCAAAAGTAACCTTTTTAATATTACCATTTGATTTGTTTTTAACATAAACACCAAACTTTTTTCTTTTAGATTCGCTTGTGGATAATCTAAATGGTTTGTTTAATTTTACGTCTTTACCTCTATATACTGCCATTCGTAAGTCCTTGATTTTACTGGGTTTTTTCCCAGGATTGCCTATCGTTTAATCTTTCATTTACAATTGCCCTACATACTGGACATACATAAACGTCTTTTATTTTCTCTATGAGATACACCTTACAAACCACACATATTTTTTTAGGCTTTTCCATAACATACGCATTATTTTCTTTTTCTTTTACTGGCTCTTGAAATTATGTCTTTATCAAATGTTCCAGACCTACCTCTACTAATTAGCTTGTTAACTCTAGCCATTGCCCATGCTGACATTGGTATTCTAGGTCTTGAACCAGATGATAGAAAAGCACCTTGACCCCTACGAAAACTAGCTTTTAAATCAGCTAAATTAAAAAGTTTAGATTTTTTAGCTTTTGCTCTTAATGTTGAAAGAGTTCTAGCTGATAATGGTTTTCTTTTTATTGCCATTATGCCCTATTCCTTCTTTTTAATAATGATAAAGGTATTCTAGCACCCGCTTTATATAACTTGCTTATTTGTTTCAATAAGTTTGCCCTAGAACTTCTTTCAGAACCTTTTAAACCAGATAAATATTTTTTAGGTATTTTGGTTTTTTTATCTTTAGGAACTTTCTTCTTCGCCAACTGTTTGTCCTTCCACTTCTGTTGTTTGGAATTGTCCTCTAACTGTTCTAACAGCATCTATTTCATCATTAATAGTTTTCATAGTTTCGTTATCGTCTATTACTGCTTCTGCTATTTGTTTATCTATTTCCTTATTAAAGGTTTCGGATTTAATGCCACTAGCTTTAGCCATTTGTAAATATTGTAGATCGTTTGCCCAATCTCTAATATCAAACGTATCTGGATAGTTAACTGAACCTTCCCATTCTTTATCTTGCCATCTAGCAAATAATGACCATATTTGTTCTTCTGAATTTTCTAAATAATCTGCTTTTTCTGATAATCTGGCATTTAATAATTGAAATTCAGTTTGTAATGCAATTCCACTAGCTATCTGTGTACCTGTTGCCCTAACACTACCCATGTGGGTAATTCTATCAATAGCATCAACTTTGTTTTGAATACATTTCATTATTCCATCTAGGTTTTGACCGCTAGGTTGTATGATATAAGGCTTTAATGAACTATCTAAATCTTCTGGTATTTCTATTATTGCACCCGCACCCGCACTTGCTTCAACATTAGGGGTTTTAACTAAACTTGGGTGGTTTGCTAATCTGATTAACTGCTCTTTTTCTGAATAATCATTATAAATAGATTGCTGTAAAAATGCTACGTCTGCTAAATCACTTATTCCTATTGGTCTTTTATTACCTCTTAGATTATAAACATTTACAGCGGGTATAACACCTATTGGATTAGGTATTTCTTCTATTAGCTTTGCATCACCTTCGGTATATTCTTTATCGTATTCTTCAACCTCATATGTGCTAATAGTTTCTTCTGTGAAAACTTTTACTATTGCTCTTTCTGCGTTTATATCCTCAACAACAACTAATAAATCTAAATAGAACCTTCCACTTCTTGATCTTGCATAATTCCAGTTAACAACATTTTCTGGTGTATATATTGAAATATAAGGTCTTATATCTTGTGCAAGTTCTTCTGCTCTTGTGTTTGCGTTTGATTGTGGCTTGTCAATTATTACCCAACAATTACCATAAATACTAGCATTCATCTGAACTTCACGCATTACAGTATTGAAGTTTCTACCATCTAAATCAGCATCTTCTATAAATGAAGCTAGTTGTGGGTCTCCATCTAATGTTCCATAATCTCTTGAAGGTGGAACTCTCCATAAAAAGCTAGTGTATATTTGAACTACATTCTTACAATGGTTGTCTAATGGGGTATGTCTAATTCTTTGTTCATAATCTTCTGGTGATTCTAAAACGTATCTGTGTAGGTAATAACCATTTTTATAATCGTTACCCCCTAAATAACTACGAATATAAAACTCCCAGTTACTTATGTTTGAATGCCATAAACTATGTTTGCTTGTTAAAAATTCTCTGTCCATTAACTCCACCTTTGCTGTGGTTTAGATACAAAATTCCTTTTTAATGGAAAATTATATTCGACTAAATAACCTAACGCATCATTCATATGGTCAAAACCGCTATCTTTATCGGGTATATGTGTTCCTTCTTTATAAATCTGTCGCTCAATGCTTTTGATTACATTTTTACAAGATTTAACAATAAACAAGTTATTTTTCCCATTAACATTTTTAAGTTTTGAATTTACTGCGTTTATTCTATCCCTTATCAAAGGTGCTGTGTTTTTACATTTTACATCAAAACCCACATTTTTCAAGATAGATAAATCAGTTAATCCACCCGCTGATGTTTTTCTTTGTCTAGCTGATGGGTCTGGATAAACAACTATCTGCTTATTTCTGTATCTGGTTTTAATCTCATCACACATTTCATTTGTATTACTACTATATATTTGTATCTCATCTATTACTATAATTCTATCATTTTCTAATATACAAACTACAGCACTCATAGGGTCTACGTTAAAATCTAAACCAATATGTAATATTCCTGTATTTTTACCATATTTTTCAATTATGTTTTTATCTCTACTAAAGTTGTAATAAATCATTCCAGAATAGTTAACAAATGTAGCTTCATATTCCTGTTGAAATGTCCTTAAATCTAAATCTTGTTTTGCCTGTTCTATCTCATCTTGACTTACTTGTTCCCCCTCTAGGGTTGTGTATTGAAAACTTTTCCAATCTTTATTTGTTTCACCCTGTTTAAATAAATCATATGACCAGTTTCCAAAACCTCTAGGACTACCACAGAATAACGCATGACCTTTTGTGTCTGACAATGTAGGTCTTAGAACCTCATACCATGCTTCTTTACTTACGTCTGCGAACTCATCAATACATAAAAAGTTTAAACCAACACCCCTAAGAGATTGTTCATTATCACTTCCCCTAAGTGTTATCTGGCTATTATTTTTTAGTGTAATAGTCAAATCACTATGGTTTATGCTCTTAACCCATTTGTGATAAATCATCTTTTCTTTTAATACACCCCAACATATAGCTTTTGCTTGTCTATAACTTGGTGCAACATACCAAACCTTTTTATTAGGTTGACTTGCAAACTTAGCTAATTCATTTACTGCTAAAAATGTTTTACCAAATCTTCGCCCAGTAATAAGAACTCTAAATCTTGCATCATTATTTATTACGTTTCTTTGTGGCTTAGTTAAGGGCATCTAATCAGCAGACCATACTAATGGTTCATCTAATTCTGTTTGCTCTATCTTATCTTGCTGACCTAATATGTTCTTTCCTAAGAATATCTGCATGGTAACATTGCCATTTTCTGCTGATTGCCATTGTAGTTTTCTTAGTCTGATTTTTACGTTGGCTCTACCTTTTGTTAGATTTTCGGAATAACTTTTTCTAATAAGGCTTTCATCACAACCATAAAAGTCAGCTATTTCTGTGTTCGTACACCCATAAGATGCTAATTTAAAAACTTCTTTAGTATCTATTAAATACTTTTTTGGTCTTGCCATTCCTATTTACCCCATAGTTAGGTAATTAAGATTTATCTAAGTTTTTTCTAAAAATCTACTAAATATTATTATTATTACTAAATTAGGCTTGATTTAAGAGCCATAGAGATGGGGTAAACAATGTCTATGGTATGATTACACCCCTATTATTTTAAACTTTCTATAAACTTTGCGTTTGCATAATCATAGTTTTTATTATTAGCGGTCATTCCAGATGGTTGTACCTCATCTTTTTTTTCTTGATGAAACTTTACACCCAAATAATAATCCATGTAATCATTCTTTTTAACTTTGCCTATTCTATCTTTTTCAGCAAGTTCATCTGATACATCAACAAATCTTTCTGTTTCTTTGTATTTTTTCTTAAAGTTTTCTTCTTTTATTTC